TAGAACCTTTATACCAAAGATAGCAATAGGAAGATCATGGCCAAAATAACCATGACGAGAAACGCAGCAAAAAAGATGATCGGAATGCTAGAACATTCTGTTGAAAATGGATTGATTGAATGGGATGATGATCTAGATAGAATAATGGCAGTCTGCTTTGAAGTATTGGATCAGTGATCTTTGATGTCAAAAAGACAAAGAAGATGGGCTTTGACATTAAACAATTATAACGAAGATGAGTTAAGATCAGTAAAAGAATTACCAAAAGGAAATATAACAAATTATGTTTTTGGATTGGAGACTGGTGAAGAAGGAACACCTCATATTCAAGGGTTCATTCATTTTAAAAATGCAAAGACACTAACAGCAACAAAGAAATTTCTAGGGTCTGATCGATGGCATTTAGAAGCCGCTAGAGGAACGGACTTTGAAAATTGGACGTACTGCCAAAAAGCAGATGTCAACGCTTGGACTTATGGAGATGAACCAGTAGAAGATGGAGATTTGAGCGTATGGGCAAGAATCGTAAATCATATTGATGAAGGTAGATCAACAAATGAAATCATTAGAATGTATCCTGAAACTGCAATGAGATGCATTACAGCAATAGAAAAGTATAGACTTGATGTAGACCGCAAAAATGCAGGGTGGAGAGATGTTGAGGTCATTTACATGAGCGGTGGTACAGGAATCGGTAAAACCCGATATGTGATGGATAAATATGGGTACGAAAATGTGTACCGAGCAACAGATAAAAAACATCCATTTGACATGTATGCTGGCCAAGATGTGCTTGTATTTGAGGAGTTTAGATCAAGTTACAAAATAGAGGAAATGTTGAACTGGTTAGATGGTTATCCAATTGAATTGCCCGCTAGATATGCGAACAAAATGGCAAAATTCACAAAGGTATTCATTATTTCAAATTGGAATTATTACCAACAATATGAGAAATGTCAAGAAGATTATCCCGAGACATTTGATGCATTGACCCGCAGAATCAATGAACTTTGGGGGGAAGAAACAATCATCGAAAAGTGGGATCAGTTAAAAACATCCCACCAAGACCTAACAGCAATTGCAGAAGCAACAGCAAGCCCGACAACATCCGCAAAGGGAAGCGGGCCATCGATTTGAGATATAGCAATACCAAGCGCAATGGCTTTGGCAGTAGATTGAACAGCCCTAGCAACTTCGGGGCCTGTTTCCCAAGATACGTTAAAATCAACATTACCAGTCTCATCGACTGTTACCAATGGGTTGATCGTTAAATGTGCTCCGACTGCTATCTCCCAGTCTCGTTTGTAAATGTTCAAGTGCTCACTTCCGTGATCGCACAGCACCTACACGGCGACCATTTACATATTTGTACTTCAACCAAGTACCCTTTCGGTGTTTACCACGGTTTGAAGTCTTTTTGAAAGCCTTACCGTAAGTGGTACGGCTTTGTTTGGATCGTTGTCGGCGTCTTGCCATTAGCAAACACCTCCTGCATAAACTAAGGATTGTTCAAGGAGTCCAGTTGAATACAACAGGATGGAAACGATCATCATTTCAATTCGATTCTCCTTTAGCAACTTGAGAGCCTTCAATGAGAAGGTCAAGTCCTGAGCGGGCGGTGCTTGCATATCAAACACGCTCCGCATAAACGCCATCGTAGGTACCAACGGCGAGATTGACCACAACTCGCCAATCATCGGGAGTTCCGTCAGGATTAGTGGTTAAACCCCAAGGGTCGATACAGATCAATCCAAATGGGGCGCAAAAACCAGCGGCTCGGCCAACTCGACCAACGCCTTGCTCTGTTCCAATTCGAGCAACATGAGCCATATGATTCGATGACTCGCCGTTATATTGGTCGATGTCATAAGGTGGATTGTCATTGTCTGTCAATAAATTGTCAGCAATTTCGTTCAATTGTTCTTCACTTGAAAAGTCAAAAACATTGACAAGCGGATCAGCCGTGTCCACTTTATCATCGTTCGGTGTTTCTACAGAAACAGTACCTCTTGAATCAGAATAAGAGCGAACAAGGGAAATGCTTGACCAATTGTCAGTAGAGCCAATATGTTGACCGATCATGTGAACGGTAAATTGGTCAGCATCCTGAGTTGAGTCGCCGTCATCGTCTGCACTGACAAAGTCAGAGTAAACCCAATCATCAGCAGTGATTGAAACGGCTGTATTATTGATACCATGAAGAGATGGGTTCAGAGAACCAGAGGAAACATGTTGTTCATTCATGTAGACCTTGAAATCATGGTATGCAGGAGTAACACCGTTCATTAACGGAGGTGAAACCAAACGGTTCATTTTACTCCATAACTTTCTGCCACGCTGGTGTGCCATTTTGGTCACCCACGTGTCTTGGAGAGTGTGAAGATCGATAACACCAGTAGAGTTGTTATAGACTTCCACTGAATTAACGAAGTAGTAGACTCCTTGACGGTAGCCTCCTCTTCGATTTATAGCACTCAGGGCCTTTGCAATATCAATAAATTGAGTTGCATTACCCTGTCCCTCAAATGATAATCTCACTTGAGTGGGTGTTGAGTGCTTATACTTCTTCGCTGGGAGTTTGTTCGCCATGATCTCACGTAAACGTCCAAGCATAAGAAGTTGGTCAAAACCTCTTTGGTTTTAACAATTCCAGCGTGAATGCGTGCAAAGGATTGCACAGATTACACAGGGGGTCTGAAAGGTAATACTAAACTTTCAGACAGACTAAGATTGGGGAAATCTTCGTATTTTAAAATCAAAGATTTTCAAATCCAGATTGTTCCCTCTAGGACAGATCACACGATTGAAGCAATCGTGGGATTGTCCGTCGACTCCCCCAAGTTTTCTTTTCAAGATGGGGTTGGAGGTCGAGCGAAATTGATCGAAGTCTGAAGGCGAGAATAATAAGGCGAACATGTTCGTACGAATATGTTCGTAGAACCTTTATACCAAAGATAGCAATAGGAAGATCATGGCCAAAATAACCATGACGAGAAACGCAGCAAAA